GGGGGCAAATCAGACTGCGAGCACGTCGCGCGGAAACTGGCGGGCGCTTTTCTAGATGGCGGACTCACTGCCTTTTGGCTCTATGCCGCCCCCATCGCGCAGACCGAGCGGGCGCCGAAGCGGGATCGTGAAGCCGACCGCGTTCGCTTTCCAGACCCGGCATTCAATAAGTGGCTCGACGAAGGGATCAGCGATGCCGGCCATACGGTGTGGGATCAGGTCAACGTCTATGATGCTTGGGCTGGATGGGAAAATCGACAGTTCTACGCCGAACCCGTTGCTCAGACCAATATCGCCGACCTACCCTTCGATAAACTATTTGTCGCGATCTCGCTGGCGGTTGACGCCGGGGAGGCTCCAGTCGGCGTAAGCGTCAAGAAGTTTCGCAAAGTTCTCGGTATCCAGCCAAACCAAGCGCAGCCCGCCGAGTTGGATAAGCTGCGCGCCGTGGTCAGCAGCGTTGCTGCCGAGCAGTTTCACACAATGCCGTGGGGTGCTCGTTGCTCGTGCTCCCAGTGTAACCTGATACGCGAAGCGCGTGACGCCCTGTCCCAGCAGACCGAACGGCAGAAGTACGACGATGTGCTGCTGCCGTTCCTCGACCTAATGCGAGCCGAGCTGCGCGCCAACACCGGGAAGGGCGACCGTGCCGGCTGGCTGTCGATGACCCGCGAGACCTGCCTGCTCGAAATCTACTACCACCTGGCAAAGCTGCAGAAGGCCACGATCGAAGACGCCCCCTCGGGCATTCGCGAGCACGCGGCCGACGTTGCCAACATGAGCATGATGCTGGTCGACATCTGCGGCCTGCTGATCGAGCAAGGAGGTGACCAGTGAATACCGTCGTCTTGATGATCGTTATGAACATCTTCAGCCCCTGGCAGGTCGTCGAAAAATGGAGCGTCGACAAAACCGCTAAGTCGCTCGCCGAGGCCATGATTGAGTGTCGCGAAGCCGGGAAGACCGTCATCTCGGCTTACGGTCGCGGGGTGTTCCGGTGTGAGATGATCGAGGAAGGTGAAGAACTATGAACATCGTGCCAGGAGACGAGCTGTTCTACGCCCCGTACCAACGGTGGCAGGGAAGCCCGCGTCGTGTGAGGGTGACGAAAGTCGGGCGGAAGTGGATAACGATCGACTTCTACGACATGCGCTTCTCGGTCGACGATCTGATCGCCGAGGAATCGACGAACGGTAGGCTCTACGCAACCGAGGACGAATACTTTGCCACCAGGCATCGTGAGCTGCTGGTCACGGCGCTGCACAACGCGACTAGCTGGCGTGGCGAGCGCGAGATCACCTACGAGCAGGCCAAGGCGTGCGCCAAAATCCTCGGATTGGACGTGCCCGAGCCAGCTAAAGCGAGGGTCGAGGGAGGTGAAGGACTATGAGTAAGACAATCTGCGGGCGCTGCGGTGGAAGCGGTTCGGACGGCGGCCGACTGCACACCAACGGCGTCGACTCGCCGGAATTCGAGCCTTACCGCTGTGAGGAGTGTGATGGCTTCGGGCATGTCGAGCCGACCGCCGCAAACGCCACGCATGAGCTGATCTGCCAGCACTGCTGCCGGTGGACAAAGACCTACGTCATGCCGTGCCACGTCCTGAAGGTCATGCCTGACGGCCGGCTGAAGCTGCTGGTGTTCGGTGAGCGCCACTGGAAAAACCGCGAGCACGTCAGCCGCGTTCGCTACGTCGAAGCGGGCCGCGTTCGGCCCAAGGGTGGTGCCAAATGATCGAGTTCGAGTGCAAGCGCTGCCACTGGATACGTCGCGAGCCTTGGGACGTCAGCAACGACCTGGCTTGCCACGACGGCATCTGCCAATGGTGCAAGCTGAGCTTCGGGATCGAGGACATCCGGCGCCAGGTGGTGGACGAAAGCCATACCCTGAGCGCGCGGATTGCTGGCCTGCAGGAAGAGCGCGACAGCCAGCAGCGCGTGTGCATCGCTGAAATGGAGAAGGTCAACCAGCTCCGCGCCAGGATCGCCAAGTTCGAGCAGTTCGTAGAGTGGGTCGAGCAGGCTCCGGTTAGCAGCGGCGTGTGCTGCTGCGGCGACAGCATGGATAACCACGCCAGCGCGCTGACCTGCGGCCACGAACCTGTCGATCAGTGGGATCACGCGCTGCACGGCTGGCTCAAAGAACTGGGGTTGAGTAAGTAGGAGGAGTTCCGAGATGCCGAACTACACGCCGATTCAGACTGAGATTTCCGAGCGCTTCGGCAAACCGTTCTGGGATGTCCTGCGCGAGTTCGCGGCCAAGGGTTACACGGCCGCGGAGACGGCGCGGGCGCTCGGCCTACCCGGAATCCAGGGGGTCAACTACATCGGGAAGCAGGCGCGCCGGAATCCCCAAAAGGTGCAATTCGCCAAGGGTAAGGCTTGCCCGACCCCTGGGGTGCTTCCTCGGCGCCAGCTCGAAGTCGCCTCACGCTTCAACAAGGACTTTTGGGTCGTCATCCAGGAGCTGGCCGACCAGGGCCTGTCGAAAGCCGAGATCGTCCGGCGCATCGGCTGGACCCACAAGGCCGGCTACCAGCACTTCTACCAGACGCTGCGCCGCAACCCCGGCAAGGTGGTCTGGCCGGAGAAGCACAGCATCGTGGTGGCCTACTACCTGGCGACCGGCGAGAAGTTCGGCGACGCGCTGCACCGGATGGCCGAGGCCGGCTGCTCGATGACCACCGCGGCCCACACAATCGGCTATTCCAGTGCCTGGGCTTTGCGCTATGCAATGGAAGCGCGCGGGATCGAGATCGAATTCCCAAAGTGCTACAAACGGCGTAAGACTACCCGGTGATTCAACTATTTGTTGACGTTTCATCCCGGCGTGCGGGATAATGTTGTCACCAACAGAAAAACATGAGCGAGGTCGCCATGAACCGTGAAAACGATGCCCTGGGCATCCAAGTCGCAGGTAACCACTACAAAGGCATGGCGATCCAGCAGGTGGAGTTCGCGATGGCGAATCACTACGACACCTGCGCGGCGAACATCCTGAAGTACGTCAGCCGGCATCGCGCTAAAGGGGGTCGCAGCGACATCGAGAAGGCGCTGCATTACGTGAAGCTGCGCCAGCAACTGACCTCCGGCGCCAGCATGATCGAGCGCATGGTGATCTACCTCCGCGGCGAAACCTCGTGGGGTCGCTGGCGCAAGAACAACGGGTCGACGATTGCGATGGTGACCTATGTCCAGGCCAACGGCATCTACGGGTACGAGATGGACGCCCTGCTTGCCCTGGAAACCTGGTTGGAGCATGGCGCCTGTAGTGACCGGGAGGCGCTTGAAACCGCCCTCCAGAAGATTCTCAACCAATACGACGCAGGGTTCGAGCAATGAGCATCCTCACCTACCGCTTCAAGTTCACCACCTACAACTTCGAGAACGGGATGCGCTCGACCTGCGTCTGCTGGTGCAAGCGCTTCATCACCTTCAAGAAGGCCGCCGACTACCACCAGATTCGGATGGAGCTGCTGGAGACCTACCCGAACGACCCGGACATCCAGAAGGGCGTCCTGCTCCACGCGGAGCTGGCCGGCATCCGCATCTTCGGCATTCGCGTGATCTGACTTTCAACCAAAAGAGGGAAAATCAAATGTCCGTTTTCACCGCTGTGATCTTCGCCTGGGCACTGCTGATCATGATCTCCGGCGCCTGCGGCCTCTACCTGCTCTACCGCGAGCGTGAGGACAAGAAGTTCTGGATCGCCGACGCGCTCGCCATCGTGCTGTCCGCCGCGATCCTCGGCTACATCCTCTACACCGGGGAGTTGATCTAATGGACGTGCGAATCCGCAAGCTCCGCGACGACGCGATCCAGCCGACCTACGGGACGACCGGCGCCGCGTGCTTCGACCTCTACGTCCCGGCCTATGCCGGCGAATACTGGCTGCAGCCAGGCGACAGCGCGACGGTTTCCACCGGCATGGCCTTCGAGGTTCCCGAGGGGCACGTCATGCTGGTGTTCTCGCGCTCGGGCCACGGCTTCAACTTCGACACGCGCCTGGCGAACTGCGTCGGGGTGATCGACTCGGACTACCGGGGCGAGGTGATGGTGAAGCTGACGCGCGACCGCGAATACGGCGAGGAGCTGTGCGTCTGCGGCGGTGATCGCATCGCTCAGGCGATGGTCGTCCCCTTCCCGCGCGTGACCTTCCTGGAAGTCGGCGGGCTGTCGATGACCGAGCGCGGAACCGGCGGGTTCGGCTCGACCGGAGCATAACGCCATGCCTACACACTACAGTGCCTTTGGCAGCCTCTACCTGGACGACCAACTGATCTCGAACTCGTGCCGGATGACGGTCGGTGACCGGGAGGAAGCCGAGCTACAGAACGCCAATTGCCAGCAGTTCGGCCCCACTCGGATTGGCATGAGCCTGCGCCTGGAGCCAGTGGAGTGGGCGGGCTTTCTCGCGAAGTGGTGCCCAAAAACCTACGCCAATAACGTCACCGACGCACTGAGGGCTGAGGGCAGCCGCTACGCCGAAGCCTGGTGGACTGGAGGCAACCCGTACATGTCGAGCGGCAAGGCCAAGCGCATCGGCCGCCTTATGCGAATCCAGGCTCGCGCTCGGCGCCTGCAGGGGGTGTGAGATGAACCGATATGCGATCAAGGCGGCAGACGAGTTCCAGCGGATCGCGAGGCTGCCGCTGAGCCTGGCCTACTTTGAAGCCAAGGAGCAGGTCCGCATCGCCGAGGCCCGCGTGAAGGTGAAGGGGCGCTGGTGCAAGAACGGCAAGCTGACAGTGCGGATGCTGAAATCGGGAGAGTACCGGCACCTTATCGTGCTGCGCTCCGGCAACTACTACGTCGCCTCCTACACCTGGGAAGGTCTCATCCGCAAAGCCGCCAATCCCTACGCCTGGAAGCGGTTCGACCGAACCGTCGTCCTGAAGAAACGCTGGAAGGAGTGAATCATGGGCGAAGTAACCCGTTGCAAGGCTCGCCAGTACAGCGACCAAATGATGTGCGATCAGTGCGGCCTGGCCTGGGACATGAACGACCCGGAGCCGCCGACCTGCGGTGAAGAGGCCCGCCGGAATAACGAGGAGTCCCGCAAGGCGAGCACACCGCCGAAGCGGATGCCGTTCGAGACCTGGGGCCGCTACATGAAGCGTACCGGCCGGTGGCCGGCATGAGGGGGTGCCCGGCTACCGGCTGGCGTCGTACCGCGAAGGTGCGCGCCGTCGAAAGCGAGTTCGATATGCCCTTCTGGAAGGTCGTCGAGGCGTTCGCGCTCGATGGCTACGGCAAGCAGGAGACCGGGCGGATTCTGGGCTGGAACGGCGACGCCTTCCTGCGGCTCCTCGCCAGGCATGATCCAGGAGTCCCGTGGCCGGCGCCGACGGCGACCAATGGCTGGCGGGAGAAGCGCCACACGCTCAGCCAGGCCCGCCTGGAGCAGATCAACCGAAACCTGGAGAAGATGAATGGGATCGTCCACTGACCCCCGGAAGTCCCCCACGGCCAGCCCATGCGTCGGCCGCTGCTCGCATAACGTCGGTGACGACGTGTGCCGTGGCTGCGGTCGCCTGGTGGCCGAGGTGCGCGACTGGGGCACCTACAGCGACGCCGAGAAGATCGCCGTCAAGCAAAGCGCTGCCGCCCGGATCAGAGGTGCCGAGCGCAAAACCTGCGAGACGTGCGGCAGCACCCTACTGATAAAATTCTCGTCGGTTAAGCACCCGGATTTCGAGCGCCCTGGCTACATGCGCTGCGGGGAGTGCAACCACGAGATGGCGTGGTATCTGGATGACGGCCAGCTCCCGCTGGTTGGCAGTAACCGACAAGACCGTAAGACCAAGGGGTAGCGTATGAGTGATTATTCCGATCCGTCAGACCGCGCGACGCTCGAAGAGGAGCGCGAGATCGAGCTGCGCATTGCGCTGGTGAAGCAGGAATCCGGCCGCCGGGCGTTGCAGCCTATCGGCAAGTGCCACTCCTGCTACGAGCCGTTCCCGGACGGCAAGGCGGACCCGCGGCTGTTCTGCGACGGTGACTGCGCGACCGACCACGAGCGGATCATGCGCAGCCAGCAGCAGCGAGGGCGATGGGAGGACGACGGGGAGTGACGAATGGCGGCCTGTTGGCCGCCTTCGCGTATTCAGGGATTGGTGACCGGGTGCTGGATCGAACGCTGGGTGGCCTTGCGCTCGGTGAACGACAGCAGGGCCAGGGCGAGCAGCAGCAGAATTTCGCTGAGTGACGGGGGCCGCTGGAGGTAGGCCGGGGCGACCATCATGGCGGCGGCACCCGTGCCGAGAAGGACGAACGCGAGCCTGCGGAGGAACGGTGTTTTGCGATCCATGTGGTTGATGACGCAGATCGTGGACAGCAGGATGACGAGCGCGAGCGCCGTGCTCAGCACGATAGCCAGGGTGTTCATGTCAACGCACCTCGGGGTTACGGGACTTCCGGCCAACGTACAGTAGGAAGCCGGGCAACATGGCCTGGGCGGACAACCCGATCAGGAAGCCCGAGAAGACCATCATGCCCAGTATACCCGGTCCAGGCTCCGGTAGGCTGATATACTCGCCGAGTTTGACCCCGAGGACCGGGGCAACGTAGCCGGCGGTGATGGTCGAGGAAACGAGCGACCAAAGCCGGGACCACATGCCCAGCGTCTTCAGGTAGCTCATGGAAGCGAGGGCACCAGCAAACCCCGCCAGCAGCACCTCATAACTCAGCCCGGTCGTGACGCCAGCGACAGTGATCGTCGTTGCCGCAAGGGCGCTTGCACCAGTCGTGTGATCCATAGCGATCGTCCTTTGCCAACATGGTGGCCCCTCGACATCAGGCTGAAGGGTCGCGCTTAGCATTGTGACCCCAAACGGATGAGATTTCACCCGTTTGTTTCATCAGCAGATGACGCAAAGGACGGGTCGTTGGGTAGTTGGTTCCACCGCCGGTTCGTTCGGGCTGACCACGCGCAGCGCCACACGCACGATCCTGGCCTCCGGCGAACCCTGGCTGACGACCCGGACGGCGACCTGGGCGACCTGGGCATCCGGCGTGACCTGATTGACGACCCGGACGCCGACCTGATTGACAGTTACGTCAGTCATATCACACCGTCACCTTGACGCCGACCTGCACCGCGTCGACCGAACTCTTCGTCCACGGAACATCACCGGTCGGGTCGCGCTCCACAATGCGACCGTACTTAACCGCAGTCGTGCCGAGGGCGATGCTGGGGCCGTCGTACTCGATGCCCCCGCTTTTCACCACCAGGGTGGTCTCGCGAGGTCCGGCATCGGTCTTGAGCATGTGCGCCACCGGAACCACGGCATGAACGGTGCTCGGCGTGTGGGTCATGTTCCCCATGAAGAAGAGGTCCTTCTCGCCCACGGCGTAGCCGGTCACGTAGTCGGTTGTGGAAGCCGGAACCTCGTCGACCAGCGTGTAGTGGGTGGTGCCGGTCGAAGGTGTCATGGTGACCGTATCGCCGTCGCCGTTCGGCATGTAGCTGTCGACGCGAAGGTCGCCCAGCCAGGTGTTGTTCACCGTGCCGGTGGTGTCCCAGATCACGAGGTCGTCGAAGAAAACATCGGAGCCGAACAGCCCGGCCCCTGCGCCTAACCCTAGGCGAACTTCGTTAACCGTCGGCGCGGTGCTCGAATCTTTCGTGTCGGCGTTGGTCAAGTTGACGACAGGGGTTGTCGATCCATTGAGGCGAACCTCGACGCTTCCCACCGTATCGCTGATCACCACCTTGACCTGGAATGACGTGTGTCCGGCCGGAACAATACCGCCCACCGATTGAGCGATGATCGTCGAGGTGCCGCGGTAGACGATCACGGAACCGTCGGACCCAACGCCAATACTCACGTTGATGGCGGACGTGCCGCCGCGGAACACGAGGAAAATGCCCGCCTTGGCCCCCCGTGACAATGCAACGTGAGTGAATAGCGTCGCGGTCGCAGGGACAGGGAACGAGAGGTATGCGGACGGAACGGCGCTTGGACTATACGCCCTACCGCCGTTTCGCCCGGAACCGGCTACCAACATGGACCCGCTCGTCGAACCGAGGTATTCCGAGAGATCGCCGTCCTCGAATCCGTCTGCCACTAGAATTGTCATGTTACCGATCCCCTTTGAGATAGAAGCCAACGTCAGCAAGCGTGCTGTCCTGGGTAGCAGGTGCGCTGATCTCCAGGATGTCGCCAGCAGCGAAGGATGTCGCGGGCGAGGCCGTGAAGGTGGCGGTCGCCGCACCGGCCGCAAAGACCATCGTGCAGAATTGCGTACCGTTCTTCTTCAGCGAGAACGTCGTCGAAGCGGTCGCGCCTGAAACGGCCAGCCCTTTGCTCGATTCCATGTTGGCCGGGAAGGTGAACGCGCGCCCAACGGGTACGCGCATGACGATCGCCGACGCGGCCGGCTTACCGGGGTAGAAGCCCGTGAAGTCGCTCGCTTCCGCCGAGGCGCCGCGCAGAGTGGAGACCGTCACCTTCTTGCTGGCGAGCGGGGTGCCCTGGCTAACCTCGACAAGCTCGTCTCCGGTTAGCGGGTCTGCCGCTGGCAGTTCACTGATTTTCTTCGCCATTCTCGGATACCTTTAGATTTCCAGGACGCGGGCTTCACCGCTTTCGGTCGTTCGGGATTCACCGTCTTCGGTGGCCCTGGCCTCGCTCGTGATCAGCTCGAATTCGTGCTCGAACGGCTGATACGACTCGATTCCGTCACGGACGGCGGTCACCCGGAGGCGGACCATTCCACCGTAGGGTGAAACCAAGGCCGCAGAAGTCCCGGTCACCCCGGTAGTTTCGACGACCACGGCGCCCGTGTCCACGCGAATTAGCTGCACCTTGTAGGTTGTGCCGGCTTCCGGCGCCACGTCAGGCTCATTCCAGGCCAGCACCACCGGGTCTTCGAGCAGCCGATTGCGGCGTGCCCACGCGATCGACAGCGTGGCGTCAGGGACTTCGATGACCGCCGGCCAATACAGACCGTTGATGGTGACGTTCGCCGGGCGGTTCGGCGTCACGGCCCGCGCGTGGACGGTCTCAGTGAAGGTCGGAGATGTGCTGACCGGCGTCGACCCGAGCGTGGTGTTGGTGATCAACTTGACCTGCAGCGACTGGGTGTCGGTGAATAGCTGCGGCAGCGACTGCAGGTCATCGAGCGTGAACGCCCACACCGCCGTGCCGACGGGCCAGGTGCGCGGGATCGTGTCGAGGATGCCGCGCCGCACGGTGACAACCCCGGTCGTCGAGTTGTAGGCCGTGACCAGCGCCAGTTCCATCTTGTTCGTCGCCGTGGCGTCCGATCCGATCAGCAGGAAGGTGTCGACCGCCGGGGCGACGCCGCCCCCGCCGATGGCGAGTGTGCTCGTGACTTCCGGCACCAGGGCGTTCGCGATGTCGCCCCGGTGCACGAAAGGCAACTGATCCAGCTCAGTCTCCCATGTGGTGCCGCCGCTCGGGGTCGTGGCCTGCAGCATCACGTCGAAGGTCGAGGTGCCGCTGTTCACCGGGTTCTTCGCCATCACGGCGACACCGGTTTCTGGATACTGGTAGCTCCCGAGGTCTTCGCCGTCGGACAGCACCATGTAGGCAGGGAGCGGGAAGATGCGCGCGGCGGTGATCGGCTGCGGCGGCACGTTCGGGTCGACCCATTCGCTTCCAGGCGGCGCAACGAAGGTCACGCGCGGCAGCGAGAAGATGTCCTCAACCAGCGAGAGCTTGATCGCCGAGGCGCCCGTGCGCCCGTAGCTGACCTTCATCACCCGCATGACCTGGGCGTCGAGGCCATATTCCGGCCAGGTAACCTTCACGCAATCGAGCGGCACCACGTCCCAGAACGACCGGTCGACGGTGACCTCCATCGACGACAGTGGGGCCGAGGCGAAGCGAAGCTCCCGGTCGCACAGTTGCTGCGCCAGCGAGGAGTTGCGGACACCGAAGTAGTTGCGCGAGTCGGAGACGACCTGGCCCTGCATCGCGATGTTTCCGAGGTCATGGCTGTAGACCGACTCCTCCTTCTCGTTGGCCGGGTTCGTCCATGTGACCTTCATCTCGTTGGTGGTCTCGCCCCACGCCTTGCGGGAGAAGCTGTCAACGACCGCGTTGTCTGGCGTGACCTCGCGCAGCGTGCCGACCGTGTAGTCGTCGCGCAGCAGTTTGATCGTGATCTTTCCGGTACGCGGGTGGTTGAAGATCGAGCCGGCGACATGCGACAGAATCTCGTTGACGAAATCCTCGATTGTGCCCGACTGATTCCACAACATCGAAAGGCCGAAGCCCTCGTTGAAGAGGGTCTGCGCCACGGAGACGAAGCTCGCGATGTCGATGTCGGACGGGTCGGCGCCCATCCCCCAGTCGGTGTTGGTCAGGCACTCGTAGATGATGTGCGCGGGGTTGGCGTCGATGCCGCCGCTCGCCAGCGGGATTTCGGAGTTGTCGGCCGTAAGGCTGCGCGGGATGCGGCGAACCGTGAACCAGATCGGCTTCAGGTACGGGTTTCCGGCGGCCCAGTAGAAGCCGGCCCGCACGGCGCCGCGGAACAGCACGCTGGTGATCCCGCGATAGCCGGGGCAGTCGGTCGGGGCGGCGAACCCGAGACGCGACGAGAGCGAGCTGCTGACGATCTGGCTGGCGCCCCCGAGGAACGCCTCCATCACACCCTTGACACCGCCCTCCTTCTTCAGCCCGCCGAACAGGTTCTCGTTGTCGATGTCGACGCTGGTGTTCGTGGTGATGTTGCCAGAGTATGCCTTCTTCTCGCCGACATACACGTCGAGGATCGAGTCGACAGGGCCGTGGCAAATGCCGAAGTGGATCGACATATAGTACGTCGAGACCGGCGATTTGCTGCTCTTCTTACTCCCCATCTTGCACCTCTCGGTTTGCGAGTGCCCGGTTCAGCACGGGGTCGTTGAGTTCCTTCGCCAGATCGACCGGGAATCCGTCGTGTAGGAAGGCCCGCATGGTGAGTTCGGCCGGAAGCCGGTCGGCGTTCGCGGCGAACCATGTGCGGATGCCTTTCGGGCAGGCGCCGGCCCGGATCACTTCGTCGACGGAGATGTTCACATCTTCACCTTCACGACGATGTTCGAGACATCGCCGTACCACAAGGCGTTGGGCGACTGGACGGTGATCTGGCCGAACGCGACCGGCAGGGGGCGCCCCGCCTCGGCCGTCGGCGCTTCGAGCTGCTGCGAAGTGTCGGGTTTTGGCGTCTTCGGCTTCGGCGCCAGCGCGTAGGCGATGAGCGCCATAACGATCGCAATGGCAATGTAGATGAGAAACTGCATGATGCCTGGACCTCAGTAGAAGTTGTTGTAGTTGCCGATGGGGTTCTTCACCGGAATCCACGGGCAGCCACCGAAATTGAGGATGTTGTTGTGCAGGTCCTTGCAGTCGCTCATCTGGTGGTTGCACCCGAGCGACACCGCGACCGCCTGCCCGGCTACCAGGCCCACCGGCAATCCGCCGAGCAGCAGCGTTCGGCCGGTGCCGGCGCCGTCGGTCACGCGCAGGACCGAGCGCACGATCTTGTCGCCGCTCGGGGCCGTCCACTCGATCAGGCCAGCCCGGAACTTTTGCGCCTCGAACGGCGAGAACCAGCCGGCCGGAAGGATCACGAAGGAGCCGTCGATGCTGCTCACCGTCGTGCTAACCGTCGCGTCGAGCTTGTTGGCGCGGCAGCTCGGTCCGTAGAGGACGTGCGGGCACCCGTACTGGTAGTTTCGGCGCAAGCCTGGGCGACGGATCGAGGTGGCGATCGGCTCGCAGACGAAGCGCGCCTCGTTGCCTTCCATGCTGAAGTCGATGATCCGGCCGGACCAGATCACCACGAACTCGGCATCGGGGTCGTTCACCTCACCCCGATAGATCGTGAGGTTGACCACCTGGCTCGGCGGGTAGGCACGGAACAGCTCGACGAGGGGGTTGTTGCGCGGGGTGTTGACCTCGACGTTGGCCTTGTCGAGCGTGCCCGAGGCGTTGATCTCACCGTGCCTGATCTGCACCGGCTGGAATACGTCGCCTGCGAGCGCCATCGCCCCCTCGGCGTCGCTCAGCAGCATCTGACTGCCGCTGCCGATTCCGTATTCGATCCGGTAGAGGTGAACAGGCTCGGACCGTGCCCGGCTGCCCTGGAAGAACCCAAGCATGGTGGCTACCTAAAAGTGGAGGTTTCACCCTGTAGATGAAACCGTTGCTCCGCTTGGGCGTCAAGCCGTTTCTACCGGCAGGTCCTCGATCGTCTGCATCGCGAGTTGGGTCTGCGCGACCGAGTTCGTCAGCCACTCGACCGTTAGGATGTCGGAGGACAGGCGCCAGGCCGGCATCCAGCCGCACATCACGATGTTGGATACCGAAATTTCGCGATCCCACGGCTCCGTCACGGTGATGAACGAGTCGCTGCCGTCGCCGTCGACCACCGGCAGGATGGTGTTGACCTTGCGCACCAGCACGTCGCCGTTGTTCATCAGGACGAATATCGCCCGGTAGACCGTGGTGTCGCCGTAGATCGTGGAGAACTCGGTGCCGAAGATGCGGACGTTCGAGGTGCCGGCCTGGATCGTGACCTTGGGCTTGAAGTCGTACTCCCACGTCGGGGCGTAGAACTCGCCCTGCTGACCCTTCATCCGGTAGAAGAACTCCCTGATCTGCTCCATCTCGGCGAAGGTGCGACCTACGAAGGTCAGCTTGCGGGTCTCGCGCGGGAACTCAACCGGCGTGAAGCGGGCCACCGGGCCGCGGTCGTAGTCCAGCTCCTCGACCTCGCGCTCGATGGTGGCGCCGACCTGCACGGCCCAGTTCGGGCGCTTCAGGAAGACTTCGCGGCCAGCGAGGGTGCGTGTCGGAGCCGCTGGTGCGATGTACTTGTCCGACAGCGGGTTGATGTCGAACTCCAGGTCGAGCTGGGCGTGATAGTTGGTCTCGCGCGGCGCCGACAGCGAGGTCGCCATGAAGCCGGTCATGCCGTAGTGCATCTTCGTGCCGATCGGCCACGCGAGCGAGGAGGTCGTCTTGAACACCACGGTGTTGCCGATCAGCGACTCGATCTGGCGAACCTCCATCTGGTTTTCGTGCTTCAGCGCGACCTGGACGCCGACGGTGACCCACGCCGGTACGGAGTCGACCTGCATAACGAAGCCGTCGGCCGCCATCTCGCTCGTCGCGGTGACGAAGCGCGGCAGCTCCGGCAGCATGAAGCTGCGGGCCTGCCAGAAGCGCATGGTGTCGTTGAACTCGACCAGGGCTTCCTTGCGCAGCAGCACACGGTAGCTGAGCGACCGGCGCGGCGTCTTGCGCAGCGCAATCCGCTGCTCCCGGCCCGAGCGGCTGGTGATGATCTCGGTCTTGAAGCTGTAGGTCAGGGTGTAGTTCTTGCCGCCCGGCGGCCAGTTCGGGGCAAACAGCCATAGCTTGGCGCGCGAGCCGCTGACCGGCTGCTGGTAGACCCACGGGACATCGAAGCCCCACGTCACGCTGGTGTTGAACGACGCCGGCCCTTCGGCGAGAGCGGACACCTCGTAGGCGATCTCCTGCAGCGGCTTGAACGCGGTCGGGGGAACCATGCCGGTTACGGTCAGGCCGACCGTCGGATCGTAGCTCAGGGAATCCAGGGTCACGGTGCGGCGGTAGTAGGCGTTCCAGATGCGAACGACCGCCGTCGATTCAGCGCCCACCGCGCCGAAGTCGATGAAGCGAGGTTCGATGTAGATGCGGTTGTAGAAGTCGTCGAAGAATGCACGGACGAAGCCACCTGACGTCGTGCGGTCAGATGCCGGGTCGGTCGGCTGGTTGACGGTCAGCGCGCCAGCCACGCTTTCGGTGCGGTCGAGCAGTCCCCGTGCCCCCGTGGCGATGTCGATCCCGGCAGGTGCATTGACCGACAGGCCGGGGACCGCGAAGTAGTCGTTATAGGTGCTGCGAACCAGTCCGCCGTCGGCCATGATCAGTCACTCACCAGATAGGCCATACCGACGTAGAAGCTCGTGTTATCCGTCGGGAAGCGGCGCGATAATTGCGGGACTGCCGATCCCCCCATCGCCGCCGCCGCCTTCTTCGAGAAGACAGGGAACACCCGCCACGTTGCGGTGCCGATGTTGATCTGCGCGCCCGGCTCCAGGTCCTCCATGTGAACCAGGCGGGCGCCACCAGGGTGCCCGATTGCCTGGAAGAACTGGGTGCTGCCGGAGCGCAGGCCGATGTAGAGGTTGACCGGCGTCAGCATCTGTACGCCGATGTGCGGGCTTTTGGCCGAGTTCATCAGGTGGGTATTGATCGAATCACCGAACCCTCCGATGACGACCTTGTGACCATTCACGGCCAGCAGGGTGTCGAGGGACCCGCGAGTGCTGGGTTCCCGGATCGCAAACTCCCGCCAGCTCTGCGCATTGTTGGCGTGCCCGACGAAAACTCCACCGTTGTCAACCAGGGCGTGGTTGGCCTGGAACGGGTACGACCACTCGCGGCTGTCGTAGGACCTGGAGTAAGGGCCGCTGGAGCCGTTCGAGACTGACCAGCAGCGCGAACCCGTGATGACCTCGCCGCCGTCGAAAGCGGTGATCTTGTCGACATAGCCGAGGTAGAAGTGGCGGTATAGGTTGTAGCCGTACTCGATCACCCCGGCGATGAATGAGCGCCCTGCCCCGGCCGCGCCACCTTCGAGGATACCCATCAGGTGCAACTTCGTCGGCTGCACGGTCACGACCGCGGCGTCCACGTTCAACTGGCTCGTATTCAGGATCGGGGAAATCGCCTTGGCGTGGTTGCTGTCAGACCCCGTGCAGGTCAGTCGGATTTCCTCGATCACAGCCGGCGCGCTCGTGACGTAAGTCTCGAAGCTCACGCCGAAGGTCTTCGCGCCGATATAGCTCGGGTGCGTAACGGTGATCGAGGTCGCGCTTTCGGTGGTAGTTGTCCAGCCGAGGGTCGCTGCAAAACTGCGCACGAGCGACGGGATGTCAGCCATCGCGGCAATCGGGAATACCGAATAGCTCATGTTGTCACTCCAGCCCCAAGGCCCAGTATTCGAGCGTCCCGGTCCGCATCACGTTAGGGACGACCAGATGGTTGATACCGCCGATGGTTACGATGTTCTCGGCGAAGTTTCCGACGCCGGCTGCGATGTAGACGCCATCGAGCACGCCGAACGTGGCCGGTTCCGGGGAAGGCGTGCGGTTGGCGCGGAACAGCGTCGCCGGGGTCAACGGAATCTCTCCGTTCAACCCGGTCATCACCTTGGCGCGGACGGCCTCGCTGCCGAAGCGGAACGAGGCCGTCTCGTATTCGGTGCCCCGCGTGTCGAAGGGGATTTCAGTCGCGAGATACCAACAGGGGGCACGGGGGCCGATCAGGAACGGGCTGAAGGAGTTGACCGTGCCCTCCTGATCGTAGGTGCCGCCGAGCCAGGTCCCTTCCGGGCGCAGCATCATAGCCGGGGAATCGCGCCAGCTCGTGACGTTGGTATCGCTGAGCGGGAACACGAAATGGTTGTAGGAGAGCTGGGCGTCCTCGCGCCAACTGTCGACGCGATAGGAGGAGGAATACCCCTCGAATCCTGTCGACCCCCCGACGAACATCGGGTACGGGTACTGGGTCGGCGACCCGTAGGGCAGGAAGAAGCCGCCGTACATTGCCTGGTAGATCGTCGAAATCTTGATCACGACCACGAAGCGGCGACCATTGGCGACCATCCAGTATTGCATCGGGCTATGAGCCAGGAAGGTGCGCGGCGGCCGGCTCAGCGAGTTGACATGACCGAGGTAGCTCGTTGCAGTGGCGATCACGCCAGTGCAGGCGCTCAGGTAGATTTCGGATTCGTCCGGCACGCGGGCAGCGTCAACTCGCTTCATGGCGACGAAGACTTCCTCCGTCCCGGACAGCCCAGGACCCTTCAGCACAACTTCATTGGTCGGCGCGGCTTCCCACACCTTCGTCCACGCCTGGCCGGCGGCAACCAGGGCGGCGTTGTTCTGCAGGAAGTCGAGCAGGGTGTTCCACAACGCGGTGTGGTCTGCTGCTGTCCCAGTGATGTAGGCCATTGAAATCTCCTAGAGACCGAGCGCGCTGCGCACGGCTCCTCGGTTGGTCCGCATGTAGTTGACGATCGCCTTCTGGCCGACGGCAGTGCTCATACCTTCGCTGACGAACTCGCCCGCGTCGATCGTGTTGATGATTTTAACGTCGAGGTTCGGTTGAGCACCACCGGAAGCTGCTGCACCGCCGCCATTGAGCATGTGGCGTGGGTCGTCACGACGGATGATCTCCTCGCCGCGCTCCAGGATCGACGGCACTTCGTTCGGCGCCAGGCCGGCGATGCCGCCGTTGTGGTAGCGCACGGCGTTGGCGAACAGCGCCGCCGACACGTTGCGCGTGCGACCGCTGGCACCTGCCATCCCACCCGCGTGACTCACGGCACCCGTTGCCCCGCCGAAGAACGCACCGACCGGACCCCCGAAGGCCGAGGCTCCGGCCTGCAGTGCGTTGAAGATGATTTGCTGCATGATCATCTTGGCGATCTGGATCAGGAACTCGCGCGCGAACTCCCGGAACGACTCGCGCAGGGAGCCGAACACGTCGCCGGTCTCGGCAATCTTGTCGATCCAGTTGCTGCTGGCGGTACTGAGCTGCTGGCCGAACGCCTTGCCGATGTCGGCTGCGCCCAGCTTCATCTCCTTGTTGGTCGCGTTCACGGTGTCGCGCAGCAGCAGAAGCTGCATCTTCGCGGCTTCGATCTCCGGCCCGTTGAACTTCGCCAGGAACGCCAGCGAGTCTTCGATTGCCTTCAGCAGCTCAGCATCGACTTCCTGCAGCTTCAGCTTCAGTTCGTCGGCCTGCTGGATCGAGCCGGCATCGCCCTGGTCTTGCAGGAACTTGATGCGGTTCATCGTCTGCTCGCGCAGCGATTGCAGCTCGTTGACACGCTTCTCGTGGGTCTCGCGCTGCTCAGCCTCGTCCCTGAGCTGCTTCTCGGCCATCTTCTGGCGAACGAGCAGCTTCTCTTGCTCGATCAGGGCCTCGACGGTCTTCCACTCTTCGCTGTTGCGGTCCTTGCCGAGCTTGGTGAGGTCATCGAGCACCGGCTTGTACTTCGACTCGATCGCCGCAAGCTCCATTTCCACGCGCTTCGCCATCGGCAGCGTGGTGTCGTCGCCCTGCAGCTCGGCGAGGCGCTGGCGCAGTTGCTCGATCTTCGTCTCGACCTTCTTCGCCAGCTTCTCGGTTTCGGTCAGCTTGGCCTTACCACCAGCACGGGTGCCCTCACCCGGCTCCCACGGCGGCAGCTCGCCGAACTCCGGCGGGGCGATACCGGTCTGCGCCATGCTCTTGCCGCCGCGGCGCTTGGACAGGTCGAGCTTCTTCTGCTCCTCGGCCGCGTTGCGCGCAATCTCGGCGTCGATCTCCTTCAGCTTGGCGGCGGTTTCCTGCTTGCGCTTGACGGTGTTGTTGATCGCCTCCTCTTCGAGCCGGGCAACCTCTGCATGGTAGTCCTTCATGGCCGCTTTCGAGGCGTCGAAGTTGTCCTGGGCCGCGACCCTGAACTTGGCGGCCCAGTCGCTTGCGCCAGCCGACTCGAAGCGATCGGCGAGCCAGTTGAACACCGATCCCCACGTCGACATCCACTGCGCCTTGATCGTGGCGAGCGGGGCGACGAACACCTGTTTGATGAAGGCCGCGAGCTTCTTGATCTGCAGGATGATGAACTCGACGCCGGTCAGGAAGGAGTCGCCCCACTCGATCACCATCTTGCGGAACGGCGGGAAGTTGTCGTAGGCCCACTTGGCGATGAACGGGGCCGCCAGCAGCGCCATGACGCCGGCAATCGCGGCAATCATCGGACCGGTCAGCGTTGCAGCGGCAGCCACGACAGCCGTCCCCATCGCCTTCAGCGCACCAATCATGGACGCACCGATCGCGGTGGTGGCGAAGAGCTGAAGCAGCGAGATCGCGCCCTTGATCGCGGTGCCGAAGACCATGAACGACTGAATCACGGTCGCACCGCCGACCAGCAGCAGCAGGCCGGTGACGGCGGTTCCGGCGTGACGCACGGTCTCACCGAAGCGGCGAATGCCCTCCTCGCTCAACAGCAGCTCGGAAATCATGGCGATCAGGTCGCCGAGGCTCTTGCCCATCTCCCGGAAGCCCTCGACCACGGCCGGGTCCTTCAGGGCTTCCGCCAGGCGCTCCATACCGGAGGCGATGCCGTCGAGGAAACCGGATTCGCCGAGGGCGACCTGCACGTCGAACCAGGCGTTCTTCAGGCGCTGGAGCTGGGCGTCGAAGGTGTTGACGGCGTTCGGCAGAGCGCCAGCCACGCGCTTCGCCATTGCGTCAGCGAAGTAGACGAGGGAGTCAGAGGTCAGTTGACCCTGCTCCATCATCTTCATCAGTTCCTTGGTGCCGATCCCGAGCGCTTTAGCCATGAGCTGCACGGCGCCGGGGAACCGGTCACCGAGTTGACCCTTGAGTTCTTCGGCCTGGACGGTGCCCTTCGAGATGATGTCGGAGAACGCCTTGTAGGCGCCGCCCACGTCGTCGGTCGACAGGTTGAGCACGCGCGCGGCCTGGGCCACCGCCTTGAAGATGCGCCGGGTGTTCTCGCCTTCCAGGTTGGTGCCGAGCGAGGCTGCGGTCAGCTTCGAGTATTCCTTCGCCAGCGTGCGGAATTCGAGGCCCAGTTCGTTGGCCGTGCGCTTGGTGTACTCCAGCTCCTCGGCTGCACGCCGCTGGTCATCGCCGAAACCGACGAGGAAGCGGTTGCGGATCGAGTCCATGTCGCGCTGGGCGTCGGCGATCCCCTTGGTGAAGTTGACCGCGCCGAACACGCCGATGTAGCTGGCGCCGATGGCGAGGAACTGTCCGCGGATGCGCTGCAACAGACCCAGCGACTGCCGGGTGCCGTTGATCAGCTTCAACAGCTCGTTGTTGGCGTTCTTCGCTTCGGTGGCGCCACGACGCAGACCACCGGCAGCCCGACCGACCTCGTTGCCGAGCTTGGCAGCCCCGGAGCCAGCCTGGTTGGACGACGTGGCGTAGCGGCGCAGCGAACCCTCACCCTGAGCGATGACCCCCTTCAGGTTGATCATCTTCGCGCGCAGGGCGTCCTGCTGGGCGCCGAACGGTCCGTGCGTGGCCTGGACGCGGCGCAGCTCGTTGTCGTAGGCGGTGTAGGCGCCCTTCAGTTCGAGAACAGCCTGTTCGAGCTGCTTTTGCCGGACGAGTTGCGGCCCGACATCGAGTGCGCTCATGCGAACGGCATCGGTGGCCCGGTTGACGCGCGCGGCGGCCTGCTGCTCGGCCAGCTTGCGCTGGGCAACGGTGTTGGCTTCGGCGGCAGCCGTGGCCTTGCGCTGAGCCTCGGCCTCGCGTGCGGCGGCCTGCTGCTTCTGCACGCTGGCGGCGACGACCGCGGCGCCTTGTGCACTCAGGGCCTGGTAGCTCCGGTAGAGCTGGCGAACGGTGACCGCCTGCTCGCCGAGTTGGCGACCCAGCGCTTCGCTCGGTGCGGCGGTGCGGCGGAATTCGTTGCGTAGCTTTGCCAGGCGCGCGGCGGCAGACTGGAACTCGGCCTTCGCCTTGCGGACCTGGGCGGCCGGATCGCCACTGCCGAGAACTGCGGTGTCGACCGGCTTGGACGCCGCCAGGGCATCGCGGGCGCCCTTGAGTTCCGCCATGCGGGCTTTCAGGCGAGCGGTCTTCTGCGCGGCGAGTTCGGCCTCCTCACCGATCTTGCGTTCGGCGGCAGCCAGTTTCGCCACGTCGGCGGTGGCCTGCGCGGAGGTGGTCTTCAGGTCAGCCAGCGCCTTGCGGGTCTCGGCGACTTCCTGCTGCTGCTCGGTGAAGCGGGTCGTGGCCTTGGCGAGTTTCGTCTCCATCGACGAAACGCCGGTCTCGACCTCCTTGAGCGCGGCGGCCTGTGCCTTCAGTTCCTTCTTGTTGAGCGGGCCGACGAAGGTCTGCTCCGACTTGAACTTGTCGAGGCGGGCCTTGGCCTGGGTGAGAAGGTCGGTGTACTCGCGGACTTCGGCGCCGGATTCCTCCAGGCGCTGCTCCTGCCGCTGCAGGACCTTGTTGACGCGCTCGACATCAGCGCCAATCTGCTTCAGTGCCTTACCGGCATCTCCCATCGAGCCGAGCTTCGCCATCTCGGCAGCAAGCTGGACCGCGGAGTCACCGGTTGCGTCCTGTGCGTTCTCCAGCTTGTCGAGGGCTGCAGCGATAGCGGAGATGCCTTTGGTGGCTTCGTCTCGCGCCCGGATTATCAGTTCAACGTCGCGCTTCGCCACTTTCGGTCACCTACACTATCAGCTCATCGAATTGATCTAATTTCTGGAATTCCCGGCCTGAGTCCTTCGAGAAGAGTGATGCGACTGCCATCTGAATCAGGATCGCCTCGGTTGCCATCGTGTTGTTCAGGCGGGCGGTCACGAGTTCCGCCTCTTCCCAAACCCGGTGGACCGGGTAGTGCGGGGCCTGGGGGTGGCCGTTGGCGAGAAGCAGGCTGACCTGCCGTCGCAGACCCCAGACCCAGCGATCCAGCGTCAGTTCTTCTTCAGAGTCGCCAGACCCTGACTGACCAGTTCCAGCAGGCCGTTGAGACCGCCGATCTTGGTCAGGACAGTCGCCACCAGTTTTCCCAGATCACCCTCCACGGTGAAGGTCAGGGCGGCGATTTTTCCCAAGGCTGCGAACTGGACCGAGGTCGGCAGGCGCAGCGCCACGTCGATCGCGTCCGGCTCGTCGGCCGCCGTACAGATGATGCGCGCCATCAGCTCAGGCGCCTGCACCAGCAACTCGGCACCCGTCGACATCACGTCGATCTCCGGGTCTGCGAGTTGCCCTTTCAATTGGTCGAACAGGGCACCAAGGGTGGCGCGATGCTCGCGTACAAGTTGCTCGATTTCCACGGGGGAAAGCCCCCGAACGGCAAAATTGCCGCCGGGGATTTCCACGTTCGCCGTGGGGAGCTGCAGGTCTTTCAGTCCCATTGCGAACCCTCGCTGTTACGGAGTGTACGGACGGCCGTCGACGTAGATCGCCTCGGCATCAGCCGGCTTGATGATCTCCAGGTTGAACGGGATGGTCTGCCACTCCTCGGCCTTCAGCGCGAAGTCACCGTTCGGAGTGAGTTTGACCCACGGCATGAAGTAGTCGAAGTTGGCACCCTTCGGGTTGTACGCGATGAAGCGCAGGGAACCTTCGACGGTGTCGCCCTTCGAGATCACGCGAATGCGCGACTTCGCAGCCGGGGTGTAGTCGGCAGTGATCGCCTTACCGGTCATCGTAGCGCTGATCACCTGGAAGCGGCCGAGGGCTGCGTCGAGGATATAGTCAGTGCCGGCGACGTAGGTCGTGGTGTCGGTCTTCAGGGTGACAGCGGAGACATCACGCACGCCCGAAGGGTTCGTGGTGCTGGTGCCCAACTGATACCACATATCCTTCTTCGACAGGGTAACGACGGCTTCAGCGGTAACGGCGGTGCCGGCTTCGGTCAGGATGCTGGTCTCGCCCATCACGAGCATTGCCAGGTTCTCGGGGTCGATGTTGTCGCAGGTCATCGCACCGGTGCGGTTGATTTGCAGGGTCACCGAATCGTCCTTCTCGCGGATACCGCGGTCAGACGAGAAGTGATCGAGCATTTCAGGCTCCAGGGTGATCGACATCTCGGGGGTGTTCCCCAAGTAGCGCTCGCCCTCCGGCACCTGAGTGCCTTCAATGAAACGACCGAAGAAAATCTGACCCCGGCCGAGGGTATAGTTGTTCGCCATGATCCCACCTCTTGTGGCATATTAAACAAAAAGTTGAAACCCCCGGCACAGTGCTGGGGCCGCGATCTGATTTTCGGTCAGCGTCGTTGCGGGCGCAACCGGAAACTCAGCCTTTTGGTCACGAAAGCTGGGAAATGTGCAGCCTGCGTGCCAGAAGCATCACTCGTAGGGCTTGGTCACGTCTTCGACGACGGTCAGATCGAGCCTGAGCCAGAAGTAGGCTTTTGCCGAGTAGGCGTCAGCAGGGCGCACGATGCCGGGCGAGAATTCGAGCTTGTCGACCAGGCCGCCCATGCCGAGGATGTTGAAGCTCACCCCCTTCTGACGTTCGATGGCGAGGCGCTTCTTCACGTCGGCCATCAGGTAATGCGCCGGGTCGGTCGGGTTCTCGGGATCGTCCTCGGCAAACCCCTGGATCAGCAGCCCCCAGACGCCGAAGTTGTCGCCCGAGCCGCGTGGCGATTGCACCTGATCCTGCTCATCGGTGGCCTCTAGGATCGAGACCATCGGCAGTGGATCGTCCTCGCCGAACAGATCGCGCCCGCGGAACACCGAGGACGACAGGTCGTGCTTGTAGCCGTTGGCCGGCGTGATCTCCTGCAATGCGGTAGTCAATGCCTTGAGCACGCGGAGGCGGAAAGGATCGGTATGGGCCATGTCAGATACTCAGTAGGCGAAGGAATTCGCGTTCAAGGAAATCGGCGGTGTCCGGCGCGCTGTCCTCGGCGACCTCGCGAAACACCTGATTGACCGATGGCCCATACAAGAGGTAAAGGCCGCCGCCCATTTTAACGAGGTGCTTCTTGTTCTGCACCATCTCGCCAGGCTTCAGGCGCAGTGCCAGGCCGAGGTTGTACTGGGTGTCGGTCATGCTGGCGCCCTGCGGCAAGCGCATCAGGAACGCTTTGCCGATCGACTTGCTGGTGCCTGGCTTGACCGACACGTTGACCCGGCCCTGCCGGCGCGTCGATTCCGGTGTGCCGCTGGCGAAGCGCGCGAGCGAAGTCGGTCGCTCCCGGCCGCTGATCTTCGCCTGCAGGCTGAGTCCGCGGGCCTTCTCGCTCACCCGTAGCCGGCCGCCGTCGCCGCCGCTCAGGTAGCGCGCCGGGAAGTTGACCTGCTTGCGGATTTCCCGTGCCGCAGAAGCGCGCGTGCGCTCGGCCGTCCGGTTGATCGCCTGGCGGGCCTTGCGCACGATTTGCTCGGGGAGATGTTCAATGTCGCGGAGTTGGTCGAGACCGTCGACCGCGACGACGTAGGTTTCCATCAGATCACCGCGTTGTTGTCCATGAGGCAGAGCGAGTATAGCCGATTGCGCAGTTCGTCCGATGCGTCAGCCGGAAGCGCCTCCTTCACGGCCGCAGCGCAGGTTTCCATCACTTCGAGCGTGTATTCGGCGTTGTGGGAGCTGGTGGTATGAGTCTGATCAGCCCGGACGGTGCCGGGAAGGGAGATGAAACCGAGGACGACGCAGAGGGTGATTGCGCAGAGTGCGTTCGCAGTAGTCTTGTTCATTGGAGGCTCCTCCAATGCGGACCAATCTCTACACTACAGGCGCCGTCAGTCCGCACCACGGTTCGCCAAGTAGCAATCCCCAGTCAGCGTATTTCGCTGCCGGGAGCCGGGCGATCCGCACTTTGATCGAGATGTCGTCTGGCGGGTCGGTTTGGTCGATCAGGAAGGCACCGAGGCTTTCCGTCACGAACACAGTGAGGCGAACGGGAACAACCTCGCTCGCCATGAAGATAGCCGATGGGGTCAGCTCGACACCCTCGGCAAAGCCGGAGCGACGAAGCTCGCCCACGGCGTCGAAATTGAGGTGGACGCGAGCCGTCACGAGGAGCGGCGTCGCGCCCTTGGCCGAGATGTAGAGGACCGGCTCCGCGAGCGTGTCGTGGAGTGTACGGCGTGCGGCCCTCTTCTGATCCCGGAAGGTTTGCATCAGATCACATCCTCATCGGCGGCAGGCTTGGCGCCCTTCTTTCCGGCCGGCTTGGCGCCCTTCTTCACTTCCGCGGCAGCCTCTTCGACGGCCTCGGCCACTTCTTCGACGGCCTCGGTGACGGCTTCGGTCGCCTGCTCGACGACTTGCGTCACGGTCTCGGCGGCGTCCTCGACGACCTGCTCGACGGCATCTGCAACAACGGTCGCAGCGACATCGGTAGCCACGTCGACCGCATCGACCACGGTGTCGGTGACGACATCGACCACTCCCTCGACGGCATCGACGGCGGCCTTGACGACCACGTAGGCCGACTTCGACAGGAAGTCGAGCATGTTGCCGACGGGGGAGAATTCAGTACCCGGAGTGGCAACGGCGCGCTTACCGTCCTCTCCAGTATAGTAGATTTCGTGGATTGCCTTGATCTTCATTTGCTTTCCTCTGAAGACGGAAAAGCCCGGCCGAAGCCGGGCGTTTTCACGTTTTACGCCAGAACAGTCGCCCGGAGGGTGTTGTTCGGGTTCACCGGAACCATCAGCGAGGAGCTTTGGTTCATCACGTAGACCACCGACGGGTCCTCGTTCTCCCACATCTTCGAGAACACGGAGGTCGCCTGGTAGCCGGCCTTGTGGTCGAGGATCGCACCGTAGCAACGGTGGCCCATGACGTTCGGGCCAGTCAGGATCACGTCCTTCGCCGACATATACTCGACCGCGGTGCCGCTCGCGTCCTCGTAGTAGCCGCTGTAGACGTAAACCGGCAGGGTGCCGCCGATGTAGCCCACGAACTCGACCTCTTCACCTTCCATGATGCCGGTCTTGAAGTTCGCCTCGGTGCCACGCATCTCGGTGTCGAGCTGCGCCAGCAGGCCGGTGTTCTTGCGCATCACATCCCACGCATCGGCACCGACGGTCACACGGTTGATCGGGCCGCCGAACTTCGCGCGACGAGCGCGGGTCCGCCAGACTTCGATGTCGCCGATGATGTCCGAGGAGGTGGTCCACGGGCTGGCGGACAGGTCGACCGTGTGGTTGGCTGCGCGCTTGAAGTCGACCTGGCGCTCCGGGTAGTTCTCGCCGGAGATGGTCACCTTGCCGTGGATCACAGCCTGAGCAGCCAGCCACTCTTCGCGGCGATAAATCGCGTTGCGGTGGGTGCGCTGGATGTCACCGATGATCGCGTTGAAGCGCGAGGCCGGGTTGCCGCTGGTGGCGAGAACGCCGCCGGTCGCAGCCGACTTCTTCATCAGGCGGTTCGGGGACACCGGGTCCTTCAGCTTGATGTAACCGGGCTTCAGGCGGGTGACTTCCGACTTCTCGGAATAGATCGGCACACCCTGGCTCATCGGAGCCACGAACGGGGCGATCTTGCGGCCTTCGACGATCTTCTCGAAGTCGATGTACTCGTCCTCGAAGTTGACCGCGTAGGGGAAGCACAGGTCCAGCCAGTAGCTGGAAACCGGCTCCAGTTGCCGCATGACGCCAAGCAGCGTCGCGGTATCGTACAGTTGCACTTGAATGGCCATGTCAGTTCCCCTTTAGGCGACCGGATTCTTCTTGATCACGATCTCGGCACCGGAGCCTTCAAAGGCCAGACGCTTGATCGCATCGGTGGTGTAGCTGACGTCCCAGTTGAGCGCGGCCGGGTTGAAGCAGCCGGCACGGTAAACCGTGACGTTCGCGGCAGTCGAACCAGCCAGCACAGCCGACACGGTGATACCGATGGGCTTGATGGCGTTCGCCGGGGTCACGGTGTCATGGACCGCCAACACCAGTTTGCCAGACGCATCGCGCCCGACGACGGAGTGGGCCGGCAGGCCGGTGACCAGCAGAGCGGCAGCAACAGTTTCCGCAGTGGTTACGGGGAGCGGGGTATCGCCGGAGAACAGTTCAACCGTAGTGAACTCTTCGTACTGGCTGCCCGCCATCTTGACTTCAACATCGCTGATAACAGTCATTTCAGGTCTCCGGCGTTAGTGCTTCGTTTCGCCCGTGAAGGCACGCATGTCGGCCATGATCTGATCAACTGCAGACAGTTGCTCAGGCTTCTGACCACCATCAGCGCCAACTTCGGGGTTGGGGGTGCTGGACATCGCATTCTCGAACGCCTCACCTTGCGCAGCAGGCTTAGCGGCCGGGGCAGCCTCGACCTTCTCTTCCGGGAAGGATGCCAACAGGTCTTTCGCGGCTTCCACCGTCAGTTCGGTTTTCATCGCGATGTTGAAAGCCTGGGTACGACGAGAACCAGCTTCGTCGAGGGCCAGGATTCCTTGGATGCGTTCACGCTCGGCTTTGGCACCAACGGTGATGCCTTCTGCACGAGCCGCCTCCAGCTCTGCCGCCGATGCGGCTTGGGTCTGCTCGGTTGTGCTCATTGTGACTTCCTCAATCACGGTTGCAGTAGTACCACCGTTGAAGGCGGCCAGTGCTTCATCGAAACTCGACACGGAATGTGCGAGTCCGATCTCGATGGCATCCTGGGCGCTAAACGTCAGCGCTTCGGTGCCCCTCACGACCTCTTCCGAGATCGAGAGATTTCGTGCCACTGTCGAGACGAACACATTGTAGAGTCCGTCGATCCGGGCTTGCATCCTGTTTTTTACGTCTTCCGGCAGTGGTTCATACGGATTTCCGTCGACTTTGTGCTTTCCGGCGTGGACGAAGGTCATTTTGACGCCCATCTTGTCGTAGTAGCCGGACACGTCGAGGTGCGAGGTGACGACACCGATCGAGCCGACACCGCCGGTCCGAGGGACGAAAATCTTGCCGGCCGCCGAGGCGATCGAGTAGGCCGCCGAGTAGGCGTGTTCGTTGACCAGTGCCGCCATCGGTTTGACCTTGCTGGCCGCGTGGATGCGGTCGACCAGATCGAAGTTGCCGGCGACCTCGCCACCGCCCGAGTTGATCACCAGGGCGATGCGCCGGACGTTCGGATCAGCGAGGCCGCGCTCGATAGCCTTGCCGATGTACGGGTAGCCGGTCGCCATCGAGCCGAGCTGCCACGGGAAGTCGTGCAGCATCATGCCCTTGACCGGGACCAGCAGCGTGCCGTCGACCACGGTGTAGGGGCGGAACACGGCCCGCCAGTCTTCCTCCGGGTTGAGCCAGAAGCTGTCGCCCATCATCTCGGGGGCGTTCATCAGCTCTTCGATCCGCTCGAAGCTGGAAATCGACTGCAGGCATTCCCCAGCCCATGCCGCCATGTGACCGGCGATCATGGCCGGCGAGTCTGCGAATTTCGTGGCGATCACGTTCATTTGGACTTATCCCCCTGCGGTTCGTCGGCGTCTCCCGTGTTGGCTTCCCGGACTTCGCCGGACACCGCGTTCATCATGTTGTCGGCTTCGACCACCAGGCCGTAGTCCTTCAAGAGTTCCTGCTCGCGCTTGCGCTGCGCCAGGGCAGCCCGCCAGTCCTTGCCGAGCCGGGCCATCTCATCCTCGTAGGTCGAGAGGTTCATGCGGATGCGCAGCGCGGCAGCCTGGGTTTCCTTCAGCTCGTCGATCTGGCCGCGCGAGGCGCCGATCCATTCGCACTGGCTGTAGGCGTCGGCGTTCTGGCCTTCGTACCAGGACGGTGCGCCGGCCGGCAGCGGAACCTCACCCTTGTTGATCGCCTCCTCCAGCCACAACCGGTAGATGATCGAGGCGAAGCGGTCGGCGACCATGCGCTTCTTCGACTGCATGTACTTCCAGGTCTCGGTCATCGCAGCGCGGGCCGAGGAGTAGTTCGTGTTCGCGTAGTCCTTCGACAACTGCTCGTAGCTGACGCCGAGGGCCGCCGCGATCTGGCGCAGCAGCGATTTCTCGAAGTCCTCGCCCACGCCATCGGTCGCAGCACCGGACTGGAAGTTCAACTTGGTGCCGGGGTACAGGTGCGGAATCTTCACACCGTCGAGCTGCAGGTTCTTCGCGCCCTTGGTATAGGCGGCGATCTGACCCAAGTAGTTTTCGGCCCAAGTCGACGAGGAGCCACCACCGAGCGCTTCGGCGACGGCCTCGGCCGGCAGATCGGACTCGATGGTGGCGGCGTAGGTGGCCTGGAGCACGGCACGCTGCAGCGTCACGTCGCGGAAGTTCTTCGTCATCCGCATCTCTTTGAGCGCGGAGACCATCTGGGCGATGCCGCGGGTCTGGTCCGGGCGGAACTGCTCGACGATGTGGATCACCAGCGGACGGTCCCACCACGGCATTCCAGCGGCGATCCCCTTGGTGGCCGGCACGTACTTCCAGCGGTAGGCGTTCATGTCGGTCATGTCGGCCGGGTGAGCCATGCGGATGTAGTAGCCGAGCGGGGCGCCCATGTAGTCACGCCGCACGCCGCCACGCAGGGTCGGGCCGTCCGACTCGCCGTAGGGGTTGCTCAGGCGATCGGTGTCGAGCATCTGGACGCAGGTCGCGAAGGCGCGGCCCCGGTCACGACGCCACTCGGCGGTCGCCAGCACTTCGCCTGTCATCACGTAGATGCCGACGGCCAGGCGCACCATCGCGGTCAGCGAGTTCATGCGCGCGGCATCGGGCCAGTTGTTCGGGGATTCCGCCCAAAGGGTGAACTTTGCCTCGACGATTTCCTGGAAATCTTCGGCCCACTTCTCGTCAAGCCCGAGCACTTTCCAGTTCGGCTTGGCATTGAGCATGTACATCGCGCCGACGATGTTGTCGCGGTGGATGTTGATGCCGTTGAGCACGTAAGCGTCATTGCGGGCCATGTCGCGCGCCCGCGCATCCGCAATCCCCTTCTCGGGCAGAATGTCGCCGTCGGCCGAGCGCACGGGGGGCGAGTACAGGGCCAGCTCGCGGTTGAAGCGGCTCGCGCCTTCGTAGGCCCCGCCGAGCGCGGCTTCGCGGCCGAAGGGCACGGTCTCTGCCGAGGTGGTGCCGATCAGCGCGTCAATCTCGTTGTCTGTAGTCATCGGAACCACACCGTCATCGGACCGGAGGAACTGAGGCCGAGCTGGCGTTTCAGGTCTTGAATGTACGCCATCAGACGTGAGGCGTTCGCCGCCTGAAACTCGATGCGCTCGCCGTTGCTGTCGACGATCACCGACGCTTTCGCCCCCAGCACGAGCTGGTGGTACGCGGTTTCGGCATCCGCCAGGCGCTGCCGGAGGATCGCAAGTTCTGCTTCAGTCATAACGGCTACGCCAATGTTTCGGCCAATTTGGCTAGATCGTAAGCGGGTTTGACTTTCGGCGCAAAGCGATTTTCACCTTGAAGTGGAGCAAACACCAAATCGTTGAGATCGTGCTCCTCGGCCCAGCCCGGCGGGTTCTCCCAGTCGATGCGCTCCAGGCGAATGTGGCGGTGCAGCGACAGGGCGAGCGCGTAGGCGCACAAGTCCCACGACTCGTTGCGCAGCTTGCGCAGGTTTTCCCAGCCTTTCGAGGTCTTCACCTCGACGCACAGTTCCGAGAAGAAGTCGTCGGGCAGCCAGTTCGGGAAGGTCACCATGCCGCCCCCCGGCTCCGTCCGGTCGAGCATCTGGTTGAGCGTGTCCTTGACCATGTTGCCGTTGATGAACATGACCGGCACGTCTCCGCGCGCCCCGGCATGGCGATCCTTGCGCTCGCTGTCCGGGAAGCCGATCTGGATGCGCGGGGCGGTTTTGGTGCTGGCGCCTTTGACCAGGACGAAGCGGTTGTGCAGTCCGGCCTCGAACTCGGTCCCGTCGGAATCACGCAGCCGGCGATAGAAGTTGTAGGCGTTGGTGGTCACGCCGGCCCGGCCGCCGGAGTCGCAGGCCACCATCTTGATCCGCATGTGCCGGCCGCTGTCGTCGTCGAGGGCGTAACTCTTGAGCAGCACATCGTCGATCAGCAGGTCCCAGTCCTCCGGGTAGGCGCCGGGGTTGACCGGCCAGCGCTCGTTGTCGTCGTCGAGGCGCTTGGACTTCCTGATCTGGAAGCGGTCGATGACCCACATATCGCCGCCGACGCCGAAGCCCGATAACCTGGACCTCGAAGCGGTTCTTCTGCACGTCGACGCAGGCGACGAGGAATCGCACGCCTTCCGGCACGCGGCGTTCCCCGAGGTCCTTGGCGCGGGCCTTCAGGGTTTCGGGCAGGCGCTCGACCTCCATGCCGCGCATCACGTAGGGCTGGCCCTGGTCGACGTTGACCGTGGTCTTCAGCGCCTCCTNGCTGCCGGTGCGCTCGAACTCGTCCTCGGCCTTCAGGTATTTGAGCACCAGATCGCGCCAGTCGGTGAACACCGCCGCCGGCCCTTTCATCCAGAATGAGGCGATGTCGGAGCGGTACGGCTTGCCTTCGAGCGCGCCATCACNNGTCCAGATCAGGCCGTCACGAACCCAGCGCGCGTTGTCGAGCTGGTTGAGT